CGGTAAACAAGATGGTGCGCAATCTCCTTCGGTGTCATACCTTTCGTCATGACTCTCGTTGGAGGCAGGCCAGCAACTCCTCGCATTTTATACAACTTGTGCTCGACTGGTTTGATCACAGTCATCAATATCAAGGTTGTTTCAGCGTCACGGAATTGTATAGCTCTTGGGTCAGGCTCAATCTTCGAGTCTGAGAAGGCAACTGCTTCCTTCTTAACGAAAACCTTTATAGTACCACGATCTGGTTTCGTGTAACCCACCCGCCCTAAGTCCATGCGGGCTCTATCATAACGTTGCCTCTTTCGGGGCACGTGATAGGATCTGACCACATCCTCCATTGAACAAGGCGCTACGTAACCCATGGCTTTGCGAAGCGGTATGACAATCGCATCGCGAAGCTTGGAAAGTGCTTGCTCATCGGGACATGGCCTACAAACGTCTACGCGAGTTTCTAAAGCAGCTAGGATGTTCCGCGCATCCGAACTGTGGAAAAACCACCTCTTGGTCAAGGCTTCATCAACTGGCAGGCTGGGGAGGTGAGTCACCCCAACCCCGCGTAGACAACTACTGGCTTGGTAGTCCACCATCGGTCTCTGAGTGATTCGGAAGTCCTTTAGTTGGCGGCAACTGCAATCAGCGTGCTCTGTCAACTTTCGAATACTCACGGAGTGGAGACCGCGGTGGACCACTCGGCCCTAACCCGCTGGGCCAGAGGAGCCTAAACCATGGGCATCACGCACTCGCCCCAGGAAATTCCTGAGGTTCTCTACACGTGTACCTACATGGGCTCCTCTGGCCAAAGCTGCCTGGTTCTCATAGAGGTCGCTATTCATCCTAGCGTTATCCTTCATTTCGAGATACCAGGGGTTCTCACGGAGCCGCCCAAAAGCGGTCTCTATGGCGCGCCATGCAAAGACATCAATCTTCACATTGCCCGACTTGATCGTGGACTTGATTCGACGCTCTTTTTCCAGAACAATTTGCACATATCGCGCCCGCAGATCCGGATCTGCATCTTCGGGCGGGGGCTCCTCAGCGAAATCTTGGCGATCATCCTCCATAGTCTCTGGAATGATGCCGTCTTCTTTCGCAAACCTTAGGAGCTCTTCTCTTATGCGCATCTCATCTGCACGGGTGCCTGCACTGCAATAGAACAATGTCGCTAACTTCCGATCAACGTTGGTCCATATCCCATGATAGAATGTGGATGCTGCTCGGAAGTGAGGGTTGCGGTTTCGTGACTGAGTCCCCCTCCTGGTGTGCGATGCACTTCCAGAAGGCTGGGGTATGTCTGCGGAACCGGGGGCTCCCTCCTCGACATGTCCTCTCATTGCGTCCCACTCGCTCTTCAAAAGCGGCTGCAGATACGCGTGCCAATACGGACCCAGCCAGTTGTTCCATATCCACCCCAATACCACCACACCAAACAGGCTCCAAAAGACTGAGCTGGCAACAGCAAGCCTGAACCCCAAACGGGCATAATCGGCGGCGCTGTAGCGGTAAGCTGGTCCAGACCTGTTCGACCACGCTGCAAAGTTCTGCCAGCGTTCTATGATTCCCGACAAAGATGACGAGCGGCGATAGTACCATCCACCGGTAAGGATCGGCAAAAGCAAAGAGTAAATTAGAAGGTTTTCCAGCACCTTCTTCATCTTCCTCCACGCCCACCGTCCTGCGGTGAGCGCGCCCTCTTCGATAATCTCGTCGACATTGGTCCCTGTCGTCGGGGTATTCACATGGTCGTATGCCGGGGGCTCTGGCATATGGGTTGGGTTCGGGGTAGATGGCACTGACTCCGGGGACTCTGGAAACAGGGACTCTACGTTGGGCGTGGACTGCCCCATGGATGGCCAACCAGTTCTGATGGTCAAGCCGGGGCGGCGAGGCGTAGGGTTGGTGGGAACATACTGGCCGCTGGGGGAGTTCAGCGGGTGTTCTGTAATTGAGTTGGCTGAGGTACTTGGAAACCAATGTCCGGTGGGATCTGTCGGTACATCGGGCAAGGCACTCAGTGAGTTCTCTCCGAAGTGAAAGGATGGTGTTAGAGAGATAGGGGGGGGAGTTGTAGGCGAGGCGGCCTCCGTCGGAGGGGTTCCAGCTGTGCTGGTGTGGGTTGTGCCCCATTGTATGAGGTCTTGCATACTATATCGTCAGTGTACGGTGGATTGTCCACTCCCGTTTACGTAGGGATACCTTGTAAGGACGAGGTCAAAATAGCCAAAACTGTTCGCG